AGTAATACTATTTGCCAAGTCTTGAGCTTTTTCATGGTATGAGTAACTCCCTCCTGTTTTTTCGGTCTGCTGACCTTTAACACAATTATGCGTTATGTCCTCGGCGGAGGCTTTCAAGATAGCGTTTGACCGGGCGGCGTGAACGCTCAAAAATTTATTCTATCTTTTTCGCACAAAATACTTGACATTTGCGTTTGTGGCGTTTATCATTAAGTGCGAAAGAGCTAATAAGCTCCGACGCACTTATTTTTTTACGCAGAAACGGAGGCGAGGCTATGAAATACGAGTGCTTAAAGCTCGAGGAGCGGCGGATTATCGAGGAAATGTACGCAAAGGGCGCAAAGCCGGGCGAGATTGCCGAGCGTGTCGGCAAGTGCCAAGCGACCATATACCGCGAGCTCGAGCGAGGCAAGATCGGGGAAACGGACTCCCGCTTTCGTCAAGGGTATAGCGCGGCGGTAGCGGAGGCTCGAGTAAATCGGTCGTACCGAAATAGAGGCCGTCGGAAAGCGGCACAGTAAAAAAGGAGGTTACTCATACCATGAACGGAAAGACACTAACGCCGGAACAGTGCTCCAAACTCTCCCTTTATATCCTTATGACGACAAAGACCCGCGAGGGCGAGGCGGAGGCATGGGAGAAGCTCGCAGAGGAAAAGAAAGAGGACGGCTCCCCGAAATATATCCACGCCGCCGACAACGCGCAGTTTTGGAGAGAACTCGACGCAGACCTCCGCAAAATACTTCGGGATTTGGAGGGGTAACTTTGAAAGTCTATGCGTCGATTTCCGGCGGTAAAGACTCTCTCGCGGCTCTCATAACGCACATGGAGCGCGGCGGTCAATGCGACGGCGCTATTTATTGCCGGATAATGTTCGACGACGAGACGAGCGCGGAAGTGCCGGAACATGAGGAATGGTTACATAGCAAATGTTTTCCGCTCCTCGAGCGGGAGTATGGGATTAAGACGCAAATCGTCCAAGGGAAATACACCTATACGGATTGCTTTTATAAGCAGTACGAAAAGGGCGGCAAGGTCGGCAAAATATGGGGATTTCCATTTTTGCGCGGCGCATGGTGCAATACCCGGTTAAAAGTGAGGCCGATACAAGCGCACATAAAGACTATCGGAGAGTTTACCGAAATCGTCGGAATTGCCGCAGACGAAACAAAACGTATCGAGAGAAAAACGGTCGCCGGGAAAATCCTCCCTCTCGTAGAGTGCGGCATAACAGAAGCGCAAGCGTTCGACGTTTGCCGGTCGCGCGGGCTCCTCTCTCCCGGATACAACGGAGGCCGGGAGCGGCTCGGGTGCTGGTTTTGCCATAACCAGCGCGTCGGAGAATTAAAACGCCTCTATTACGATTACCCGGAATTGTGGGACAAGCTGGCAAAGCTTGACCGCGACAGCCCGATAACGTTCAAGCCCGGGAAAACACTCGCGGACTTTGGTCGGCGCTTTTCGCTTGAGGGGATGCAAGAAAAATTATTTTAGGAGGTTACTCATACCGTGAACAATTTTCAGAGGATAACGGCAAGCCGGGAGGCGCTCGCGGCGTTCCTCGGCACTATCCCGGCGATTGAAACGCCGTGGGACGATGCTTTTCACCGGATTTATTGCTCCTCGTGCTCGGCGGCGGATTGCGACGACTGCCGCCGACCGGAGCGGGATAGCCCGCTATGGTGGCTCGGCCTCCCGGCGGCGGAGGCAGAGAAATGAACGCCGATTTTTCCCATACTTGCGAGGGGTGCGAGCACGTTGTTACGGAGCCGTGGGCGAAAGACATTATCTCCTATCGGTGCTTTGCTCCCGGCAGATGCAAGGGGCGCGTCGTTGGCGTGAAACGCTTTGACCCGTATATCCCGGCATGGTGTCCAAAACTGGAAAGGAGCCGCGAGAATGGATAAAACGGCATTATTGAAGAAAGTCCGCGCACTTGCCGAGCACGGAGTCGGCGGCGAGGCCGAGAACGCCGAAAAGCTCCTTGCTCGCATGATGAAGAAATACGGCATTTCGGAGGAGGAGCTCGACGAGGAGACTCGCGTCCGCCACGACTTCACATATCACGGCGGGGAGGAAAAGAAAATCCTCCGGCAAGTGGTCTATAAGGTCACGGGCGGCTACGCCTACGAGCTCGTATATACCGCGAGTGGGCGCAAGGTTAGAACTCAACTCGGCGCGGATTGCACTCCCGCCGAAAAGGTGGAAATTGAGTATCTTTTCGATTTCTATAAAAGGCTTTGGGAGAAAGAAAAGGACGCTTTCCTCGCGGCCTACATTCAAAAGCACCGTATCTTTGCAATACGCGCAGACGTAGAGCCGCAGGAAATCAGCCGCGAGGAGGCTCTCAAAATGGAGGCTCTCATGCAAGGCATGAGCGACGAAAGTCCGCTCCGAGCTATCGAGGCGGGGAAATAAAGGAGGAATAACACAATGAGCGAAACGAGTTCGAGAGTTCGGCTTATGGCAAACCTACAAGCCGCCGTCGCGGAGGCCGTCTCCGGCACAATGGAGGAGCGCGGGCGCGGCTTCGCCTCTGACCGCGAGGCATGGGCGGAGCTAAAAGAGTGCATCGAGCGCACAAAGCAGATGCACACCGACATAGAGAAAGTCCACAAGGAAATGTGGAGCGCGGTCAAGGACAGAAACGAGGACGCTTTCGCCGCACTCTCGCAGGAGTTCGAGCGGAGTTCCCGTATTCTCGCCGAGGAATGGGCGCAAACGTCCGCCCTTGCAAAAATCGCCGTTATCAGCGAGTCGAACGATTAAGGAGGTCGCACAAATGAAAAAGCTCTATTCAAAGAAACTCGGCGGAGAGGCGTTCGCCCTCGACGCGGCACAACTGGACACTCTGAAAAAGGCCGGTTATACCGTACCGAGCCCGGAGGAAGTTATCGCGGACGCGGCGGCGGTCAAAATCGAGCCGCCGGAGGGAAAGCGGGCGTATGTCGTCTTTGATTTCAAGACCGGCGCTTTCAAAGTCCGCACGAGGACGCAGACGCTCGCCGAGAGCGAGGTCGGCGGCTTCGTTGGCGAGGTAGTCTCGGCGGCGATTTTATGCGGCTTCGTCGAGCGGGCGGATATGGACAATCCGAAAGCGGATGCTCCGGCGACTCCGACGACGGCCTCCCCGCTCGTGAATATGCTCCGAGACGCTTTCCTCCGCACGGCGAACAATAAGACGGCTCCGGCGGCGGACAAGCCCGCAGAGGCGGCAGACGCGCCGGAGGTGGTCGAATGATTAAGCTCGGCGACCGCATCACGGTAAAGCCCGCGACGTTCGACGTTCCGGGCAAAGACGGCAAGCCGAAAGCAATCCCCGGGACGGTCGTCTACGTTCATCCCGGCGGGCGATATTGCGTCCTCGAGTTTGACGTAGGCAGACGCGAGCCCGTGACTATCCGAGAGAGCTTTCAGCTTATCGACGGGAGGGTAGCGGAATGAAACGCGAGCAATCAGCACCGGCGGGATACCGCCCGCACTTTGCCGGGACGACGAAATTATACCTCGTCCGTCACAAGGAATACGGCGAGCTCACCGTAAACGGCGTGAACAAATACGAGGCAGTACACGCCGCCGCCCGTGCGTGGGGCGTTCGGTGGACGGCAATCGCCCGAGAGTGCGAGTATATCGTGCTCGCCGAGGATACGCCGGAGGCCGGTAAGCCATGACAAGGCAGGAGCGGCGGAAACGCCGCAGACAGCGCCGCCGGATGCAAGCCGGTATCCTCCTCTCGCTCGTCCTCGTGCTGGGGCTCATTATCGCGCTCCGGGCGGGCAAGGAACGGGAGACGCTCGAGCCGGAAATCCCGCTCGCGGCGGAACGGCAAAAGCTGACGTACATAGCACCGGCTCCGGCCTTGCCGGAGACAGCGGCGGAGGAAACGCCGGAGGAGCCCGAGGAGCCGCCGGTAGAGCCGGAGCCCGAGAACAGATACGCGGAGCTCCATTTCAGCGACGAGGACGTTTATATCCTTGCTTGCCTCGTCTACCACGAGGCGCGCGGCGAGAGCTTCGAGGGACAAGTCGCCGTCGTCGAGGTCGTTCTAAACCGTATGCTCTCCGACTATTTCCCGGATACGGTCGAGGAGGTCGTATTTCAGAAATACGGCGACGTATGGCAATTCTCCCCCGCTCCGTACCTCTACTCGGCGGAGCCGGACAAGGAGCAATATCTCGCGGTGCATACCGCCATAGAGGAGCGGGAGCACATTCTTTCAGAGGATACGGTCTATTTCTCGACCGCGCCTTATAACGAGAGCGTCGATATGATTATCGGCAATCACTATTTCTGTAAAATATTTTGAACGGAGGAAAAGACGATGCAACTCATTACCACAAGGAACAAGGAAATCTCTTTCGCAGAGCTCAAAAAGGCCATTTCGAGCGGGAACGGCCTCGAGCTTATCCGCCCGGGCGACAAGTTCACTATCGAGCTCAAGAACGGCGAGCACGTCAACGCCGTTTGCGGCGGATACGTCAACGAGAAGCGCGCCCGCTTCGTCCTCGAGGACTGCCTCGCGGATAAGTGGCGCATGAACGACACGCCGACCAACAAGGGCGGATACCTCAAGAGCGAGGGGCGGCGACACGTCCTCGAGGACATTCTCCCGCTTTTCTCGGACGAGCTCGCGGAGGCGTTCGAGCCTCGTTTCTTGTCCGAGGAAATCGACGGCGAGCGTTACGAGTACGCAGATACCCTATGGATACCCTCCGCGACCGACGTTTTCGGCGTGGGTGATTGGTGGAACGAGGAGCCGGACAGCTTTCAACTTGAGATTTTCAAGCACGAGCGCGACCGCGTGAAAGAGGTAGCCGGGGAAACGTGGAGTTGGTGGCTCCGTTCTCCGGATGCGAGCAACTCCTACTATTTCGTGGGTGTGTTCACCGACGGGACAGTCGACGACTCCACCGCGCGCTATTCCCTCGGCTTCGCGCCCGGCTTTGACCTGTAAAATTCGGAATTAAAAAGCTCCCCGGCTCAATGCCGGGGAGCAAGCCACAAGGAGGCTCATACCATGAACGTAAAAGAATTACGGCAAAAGCTCGAGAAAATCCCCGACGACGCGGCGGTTCGCTTCGTGTCCGGCGCGGAGGATAACCTCACAAACGACTATTACGACACGGAGACGGCGGTATATGTCGAGCGGCTCGAAAGAGACGGCATGAAAGCCGTTTATTTGCTCCCTCCGGGTTAAGGGGGCCGAAAGTGGTTAGACGTAGAAAATCCAACCTCCCGAAATGGCGGTACGAGTTCGATTGCCGGAAATGCGACAACATTCGAGAGGTACACGACCCGCGCAAGGGCAGAGACGGCGATTACTGTATCCCGTGTATAGAGCGCATGGACAGCCGCCGCCCGAGCCCGATACACGCAGACGAAAAAGAGCGCGTCCTCCGTTGCGAGTGCTTTACGCCTATCCCGGAGGACGAGGAGGAGAAAAAATGAACTTTCCGAAATTATACGAGTGCGACCCGCAGAAAAATACCGAGTGCAACAAGCGAAATTGTGGAAATCCGTGCAAATACACGACGCGAAAAGAGTTTTCCCGTGAGCCGTCCGAGAAAATGACCCCGGAACTCGCGTTTATGGTGTTGGACGCGACTCGCCGTGAACGTTGCGAGGATACGCCGCGCACTCGGGCGGCGTGTAACGTGGCACAAGGAGCCCTCTATCTGCAAATGAAAGCGAGCCCGCACCCCGACGGCGACGAGAACGTTTTAGCTTGTCAGAACTGTAAAAGCGGAGAATATCTCTACAACGAGGACGGGAACAGAAACCGCTTTTGCGGTCAATGTGGTAAGGCTATCGCATGGGACGAGGAGGCGGAAGAATGAGACATAAAAAGAAAAGCCGCCTCGCGGCGGCGGAGTTCCTCGCCGTGCTTATCGTGACGGCGGTCGTTTTCACAAAGGGCTTGAGCGCGGCGCTCGCGTGGCGAGGCTATAAGGCCGTCGGCGGCGAGTTCATGCTCTTGCTCCTACCTATTATATATTATGAGGCAAAGCGGATTATCCTCGATTTCGTGGCGGACTTCGTAGAACTTTACCGCCGCGCGGAGGATTGACAATGCAGGACAGAAAAAGAGAAACCGCCGACGCTTTGCAGAACGTCGGCGGGGACTCGTCCCGGAAAAGACGAGCGATTACTCATACCTTTATTATTATAGCACTCTCCGGGACGGTATGCAAGGGCAAAAAATCGAGCGCAAAGCGCGTTTTTACGGGCTCGTATGGAATATTAACAAACCGACCATAGACGAGCTCTCGTCGGAGGGTATCACATGAAAACAGTTTACAGAGAGAAACGCTATTATTGCGGCGAGTATCTCGACGTATATATCTACCCGACCTATCGGCAAGGACGGAGCAGAGGCAAGCGGAGCAAGCCGACCTCCGCCGCTCAAGCGAAACTCAATCAGCGGCATAGAGAGGAAAAGCTCGTCCGTCTCCTCCACGCGAACTTTACGCCGGACGACCTCGAAATCCATTTGACCTATCAGCAACAGCCGGAGAGCCCGGAGGAGGCGCAACGACTTTTACGGAATTATATCCGCCGGGTGCAGAGAGCACGGAAAAAACAAGGACTCCCGCCGCTCAAGTACATAGCCGTTACGGAAAAGGGCTCCAAGAATGGGCGCTATCATCATCACGTCACGCTATCCGGCGGAATGGATAGAGACGAGCTCGAAAAGCTATGGGGACTCGGGTACGCGAACTCCCGCCGCTTGCAGTTCACAGAGAGCGGCCTCGCCGGGCTCGGTCATTACATCGTCAAGAGCCCGCTTTACACTCGGGCATGGAACGCCTCGAAAAATCTTATCGACCCGGAGCCGAAAACACGGGACGGGCGTATCTCCGGCAGACGCGCCGAGGAGCTCGCCCGGGACACGACCAACAACGCCGAGTATGAAAAGCTCTATCCGGGCTATTTCCTCGCGGATGCTGGCGCATGGCACAACGACGTAAACGGAGGAAAGTATATCGTCGCCCGCTTTTACCGGCGGGACGGTGTATTTATAAAACCGAAACGGAGGAAACGAAAATGACAGTAAACGAGTTTGCAAAGGAAGTCCACGAAAACGCGGTCGCGCATGGATGGTGGGAGACGGCTCGGAGCTTTCCCGAGGTCGCCGCGCTCATTCATTCGGAAGTGTCGGAGGCGCTCGAGGAGTGGCGCGACGGCAATCCGGCTATTTACGGGTGCTGTGGTATCCCGGGCGCGGTGTGCGAGTTCGAGGGCGCTTGCGACAAGGAAGAGAAAACCGGCACTTGTAAGCCGGAGGGAGTCGCCGTCGAGCTTTGCGACGCGATTATCCGCATCCTCGATTACCTCGCCTATATGGGCGTGGACGTTGAGGCCGTGCTCATGGCAAAACATGAGTACAACAAGGGACGCGAATACCGCCACGGAGGGAAACGCGCCTAAACCACGATAACGCACGAGGAGGGCGAGCTATGATTAACTATTTCGAGGCGGCGGAGAAAACTCTCCGCGCTCGCGGATTGCTCGAGACGGCTTTAGGCAATCTCGAGCGGAAAAAGGAGCGCATTTTACGATACGGCGCGCCGTCGGAATACCCGTCGGCGGATATGTCCAAGCCGTACACGGGCGCGAAATCTGTAAACGACGCGCTCGCGGACTGCCTCGAGCTCGCCGAGGTTATGCGGGAAATCCAAGTTACCCGGGATAAGGTCGAGGAAATCGACGACGTGCTCGCGCAGATGGACGAGGCCGACGCGCGTATCCTCCGGCTTTGGTACATCGAGCGCAAGAGCAAGGAAGAAATCGCCGAGGCCGTATGCTACGCCTCGCCTACGTCCATCTACGACCAGCGCAACAAAGCTCTTGTGCGCTTCGCTCTCCTCTACTTCGGCGCGGGGGCTATGCCGTCCATGTAAGGCGCTTTCTCGCTTATTCTCATGTATTGAAAAAAAGGTGTATGGAAACTTGCATTTTCCCCGTGCTATCATTGAGGCGTAAAGAGAGGTCGAGGGAAACCTCGCCGCCGTGCGCCCTACATGGTCGAGCCCTTGCGCTTATGCGTGAGGACGCTCGAGGCCGTGCGGGGCGTTCTCTTTACCCATTCGGAGGCGGAGAGCATGAGAGAGTTTGCAAAAGCGTTTTACGAGTCTCCGGCATGGAGACGCACACGAGCGTATATTCTCAAGCGCGACGCGGGGCTATGCGTCCATTGTGGCGAGCCCGGCGTTATCGTGCATCACAAGATAGAGCTCACGCCGAGGAACATCGACGACCCGGCAATCGCGCTCGGCGAGGATAACCTCGAGACAGTTTGCCGGACGTGTCACGCATTGATACACGAGGGAACGCCGCCGCTTGCCGACGGCCTCGCTTTCGATGCAGACGGAAATATTATCACAGCACCACATACCCCCCGGGGTGCGCCGAAATAGATACCCGGTAAGTAACCGCGCCTCAACCCTGTTTAGAACCGCCCCGGTCGCGCACATAAGGGGGGGGTCAAGCCGGGAGGGGCGGCAGAAAAGGAGGCTCCGAAATGGCAAAAGTTAGCAAGAAATACGAGGACATGACGGTCGAAGAAAAGACAAAAAAAGTCGAGCGCCGTATAAAGGTATTATTCCGGGAAATCCAGAAAGAAAAACGGCAGTTCGTCGACGCGCTGATTTACCAGTTTTCCGTGACGACCGTAACGCTCGAGCGGCTCGTCGAGGAGCTCAATAACGGGGCCATTTTGGAGGATTTCACACAAGGAAAACAGCAGTTCCGCCGCGAAAATCCCGCCTTGAAGTCGTATAACACGACGATAAAATCCTTTACCGCGCTCACAAATCAGCTTATCGGACTCCTCCCGGAGCCGGAGAAAAAGAGCGCCGGAGACGAGCTCATGAGCTTTATCACAAAGCCGAAAGGGACGGGTAAGCCGTGAACTATGTCCGCGAGTATTGGCGGAAAATCGAGAGCGGCGAAATCGTCACGAGCCGCCGAGTAAAGGCGGTTTATGGGCGGCTCATGGCGGAAATGGACTCCCCCGCCGCCGACTCCCCGTATTATTTCGACGAGGAGACCGGCGAGCGCCCGATTATCTTCATCGAGCGGTTTTGCAAACAGTCACAAGGCACGCTCGGGGCCCCTCTACGCCTCGAGCTTTTCCAAAAGGCATTCATACAAACTCTTTTCGGGTGGCTCTTGAAAGAGACCGAGTATCGGCGCTTTCGAGAGACGCTCTTTTTGGTGGGACGGAAAAACGGCAAGTCGACCCTCCTCGCGGCACTCGCGCTCTATATGCTCGTCGCCGACTACGAGGGCGCGGCGGAGATATACTCCGTCGCCACGAAGAAAGACCAAGCCCGGAAAACGCTCACCGAGGCCGTGAACATGGTCAAGCAGAGCCCGGAGCTCCGGGCCATCATAAAGAAACGCCGGAACGATATTTACTTTCCGGCGACGGCCTCCACGTTCGAGGCGCTCGCCTCGGACTCGAATACCCTCGACGGTCTCAACTCGCACGCTGTCATTATCGACGAGCTCCACGCGATACGAGACCGCAACCTCTACGAAGTCATGAAACAGTCGACGAGCTCGCGGCGGCAACCCCTCGTTATCATGATTACCACGAGCGGGACGGTGCGCGAGTCCGTTTTCGACAACCTGTACGGCCTCGCGTGCGACATAGCCGACGGAAAGGTAACGGAAGATACTTTCCTCCCTGTGCTCTACGAGCTGGACGAGCGGGCCGAGTGGACAGACCCGCAGGCGTGGATAAAGGCAAACCCCGGCCTCGGGACGATAAAGCAGTACGCGACCCTCGCGGCCTTTGTGGAGCGGGCGAAGAAAAATCCCGAGGACTTGCCGGGCGTGCTTTGCAAGGACTTCAACGTCCCGGAGACCTCCGCGTCGGTATGGCTCTCGTTCGAGGACATAAAGAACGACGCGACTTTTACCATGCAGGACGTATATAACACCTACGCTATCGGCGGGTGCGACCTCTCCGCGACGACCGACCTAACGTGCGCGACGCTCCTCATTCGCCGGAGCCGAGAGGACGAGACCGTCTACGTTTTACAGCACTATTTCATACCGCAAAAGCGGATAGACCAACTCGACGAGCACAACTCGCAAGAGGCCCCGTACAAGATATGGGCGGAGCGGGAACTCCTCACGATATGCGACGGGGCCCGCGTCGACTATTCGGCGGTGACGGCGTGGTTTTGCCAAATGCGGGACGAGTTCAAGATAGACGCTTTCGCGGTGGGATACGACCGCGCCCTCGCCGGGTATTGGGTCGACGAAATGAAAGCAAACGGCTTTGATATGCGGGCGGTCGCGCAGGGGCCTTTTACATGGTCTCAACCTATGCGGGAAATGGGCGCGGCCTTTGCCGACAAAAAGGTCAACTATAACCGAAATCCCGTGCTCGTGTGGTGCCTCTCAAATACAGCGGTCAAAAAGAGCGGGGTAAACAACATACAGCCGGTCAAGGTCTCGGACAGGCGCAGGATTGACGGCGCGGTATCTCTCCTCAATGCGTGGGTTATCTACGTCCGGGATAACGAGGACTATATGTATCTTGTGGGGTGACAGCATGAGAGAAAAACGAAGTCTTTTCGAGACGATTTTCGGGAAGAAACGGGACGACAACAAGAATTACTCGGCCTATAAGCTCTTGAGCTCGTGGGAGTCGACCTTTATACCATATTCGGGAAACGCATGGGATATAAATACCGTGCGCTCGGCGGTGGACGCTTTCGCCCGGCGGGTATCCACGGCACAGCCCCGGCACGTCCGGCAGACGGAGGAGACCACGACGGCGGTACACGACTATTTAGACCGGGTATTACAGTTCCGGCCTAACAGGTATATGACCGCCTCCGAGTTTTACTACAAGCTCGCGGCTCAATACAAGGTCTATAACAACGCGATAGCGTACCCGATATTCGACTCGGCAAACCGGCTCGTCGAGATTTACCCTATCAACGCGCAGTATTTCGAGCTCCTCGAGTACATGGGCGTTATGTATTGCCGGTTCCGTTTCGCGACCGGCTCCTCGTACATCTGCGAGTATTCCCGGCTTATCCATATCCGGCGGCATTTCCTCGAAAACGATATTTTCGGGGACAATAACAAGCCCCTCGAGACCGTGCTCAAGACGGCGAACACGTTCAATCAGTCTATGAGCAAATTCGCGGAGCTCGTCGCTATCATCCGGGGCGTGCTCAAGGTATCGAACGCGGTCAAAAACGAGGACTTGAACAAGCGCCGCGACGACTTTATCCGGGACAACCTCCGCATGGAGAACAACGGCGCGGGCGTTATCGTGACCGACGCAAAGTACGACTACACCCCGATACAGGACAAAACGACCCCTATCCCCTCGACGCAGTTAAATTACATCAAAGAGGAGATTTACGACTATTTCGGCGTGTCGAAACCTATCGTTGAGAACACCGCGACGGCGGCGGAGGAGTCGGCCTTTTATAACGGCGAGATAGCTCCGTTTTTTCGCAAGCTGACACAGGCGTTTTCAAACTGTATTTTCTCCGAGCGGGAGTTCGGGCACGGAAACCGGGTCGTATTCTCTACCAACTCGATACAGTTCGCGACGCTCTCCGACAAGGTGAGCGCGGCGAAGTTCTTGACGGAAATCGGCGCGGCGACGCTCGACCAAATCCTCACTATGTTTGATATGCCGACTATCGGCGGCGAGGAGGGGGCCCGGCGGGTGCAGACCTTGAACATGGTAAACGCCGAGCTCGCGGACAAGTACCAAACCGGCGCGGAGACAGACCCGCCGCCGGAGAAAGACCCGGAGCCGCCGGAGGGCGACCCGGAGGGAAACGAGCCGCCGGAGGGCGGCGGAGAGGAGGGCCAGAAATGAACATCAAAGAGGGGCGCGAATACCGCGCCTTGCAGGACTTCTCCCTCGTCCCTCGCGAGGAGGGCTCCGAGGAGTACCGCGTAAAGGGTACGGCGGTCGTGTTCGACACGCCGACCGTTATCGCGGAGTATGACGGTATCAAGTATTGCGAGGTTATCGACCGGCACGCTTTCGACGAGTGCGACCTCTCCGACGTGATTATGAACTACAACCACGCCGGGAAAGTGGTCGCCCGGCTCCGAAACAAGACGCTCGCCCTCGACATTAACGAGCACGGGGTCGATATTGAGGCAAATCTCGGCGGCACGACCGCCGGGCGGGAGCTGTACGAGGAAATCGACGGCGGCTATGTGGATAAAATGTCCTTTTCGTTCACGGTGCGGGAGGCGAAGTACGACAGCACCACGCACACGCGGACGATTACAAAGGTCAAGAAACTGTACGACGTTTCGGCGGTGGATATTCCCGCCTATAACGAGACCTCGATTGCGGCGCGGAGCTTTTTCGCGGTGGAGCACGAGAAAGAGCTTGCGGCTTTGGAGCAAGCCCGGCGGCGTAAGAGGTTGATAGCACTCACCTATTGACAAAAAACATGGAGGTAAAGAAATGAACATCGAGAAAAGACTCGCAGAAATCCGCGCTCGCAAGGCTGAAATCCGCTCCATCATCGAGAAAGACGATAAGGCGGATATGGACGCTCTCGAGAAAGAGCTCCGCGAGCTGAACGAGGAGGCCGAGGGCCTCGAGCGTCGGCAGAACATCGAGCGTATGCTCAACAACGGTACGGCGGTCGCTAATCCCGTAAGCGTGAACACTCCCGAGAGCCGCTCCGAGGAGGTAGACGAAAAGCTCTACCGTTCCGCATGGCTGAAAACCTTGCAGGGTAAGCCGCTGACCGACGCGGAACAGAGAGCATACAGCACCGCCGCAAACTCCGGCCTCCCCATTATCCCGGAGACGACCGCAAATCAAATCATCAAGAAAATGTACGAGGTCGCGCCCATCCTCGAGCGGTGCCGTATCTTCCACGTTCCCGGCAATATGAAATTTGCCGTTGAGGGGACGAACGACGACGCGGCTCTCCACACCGAGAACGCGACTATCACTCCGGCGGGCGACTCCCTCGCGTCCGTAAACCTGACCGGCTACGAAATCGTAAAGCTCGTGAAAGCCTCCCGCGCGTGCTCCGAAATGGCGCTCTCCGCCTTTGAGAGCTACGTCGTCGAGATTATCGCGGAGTCTATCGCCCGGAAGATTGAAAACTACATCTTCACCGGCACGGGCTCCAACCAGCCGGGCGGCGTGAAAACCGCCGGTAAGGACGCGAGCGGCGCGTATACCGACCAGATTACCGTTACCGCCGCAGGTTCTCTCTCCGAGGCGAACGTCGTCGCCCTGTATGGTATGCTCGGGGACGGCTACGAGAGAAACGCCGTGTGGTGCATGAGAAAGGCGACGTTCTTCTCCGACTTCTTCCCCCTGATGAACAAGAGCAAGAACAACCTTATCGAGTTCGCGAACGGTCGTTACTACATCATGGGTAACGAGGTCTATTTCACCGGCTCCGTGCCCGCAGACGAGGCATATCTCGGCGACTTCTCCTATATCATCGGCAACTATTCGCAGGATATTACCGTCGTCAAGAGCGAGCACTCCGGCCTCGCGACGAACTCTATCGACTTCCTCGGCTCTTGCGTGTTCGACAGCAAGCCCGCCGCCGGTCTCGGCGCGTTCGTCCATCTGGCAAAGGCCGGCGCGTAAGGGAGGGCTCTAAATGGCTATCGGAGACTCGTATTTGACGAGTATCCGGCAGTACATGAGAATTACCTCGACCGCGTTCGACCCCGAATTGAAAGACCTCATTAACGCCGCCCGAGCCGACCTTGTGCTCGGCGGCGTTCTTGAGGTCAAGGCGCAGGACGAGACCGACCCGCTTATCTTGCGGGCGGTCGCGACCTATGTAAAGGCCGAGTTCGGGCTCGATAACGAGGACTCGGAGAAATACCGGGCCTCGTACAAGGAACAGCGGAACGGGCTCACCCTATCGGACGCATATATCGCGGCGGAGGAGCCAGAGCCGGAGGAGGGATAGCTCATGTATTGGCGGGATACGGTGACGCTTGAGGCCGTCACCCACGGCGCAGACGAGGAGGGATACCCGAAAGAGGCCGTCGAGGAGACGGAGGTTTTCGCCGACGTTCAATCGGTGCGGCGCTCCGAGTTCTACGCCGCAAAGCAAATCGGAGTTACCCTCGCTATCGCGGTCAAGCTCCGCGCCGCCGACTATGCCGGGCAAGAGCGCCTTGTCTGGAATGGCACGCGGTACAAGGTCGAGCGGGCCTATACGGAGGCGCGGGAAATGTACGAGCTCGAGTGCTCGGAGTTCAAGGAGGCGGAGAAATGAGTATCGAGGCGCGGCTCGTCGAGGCTTTCGACGGGCTCATGAACTCCCCCGCCGCCGCGAACACCTACAAGGGCGACGACGCGGAGTATATCACGTTCAACTATACGGAGATACCCGACGATTTCGGGGACGACGACGCGGGCCATTACCGGGCCCTCGTGCAAGTTCACTATTTCGCCCCGCACGAGAAGAACACACGGGCGACACGGCGGGAAATCACCCGCCGTATCGTTGCCGCCGGGTTCACGAGGCCGTCTATCACTCCGGCCTCGGACGCGAACGGGCAACACTACGTTTTCGAGTGCGAGGACGCGGAGGCGGTATAGCTATGGCGGAACTCAATACGAGCGGGCTCGACGAGCTCCTCTCGGACATGGGCGCTATCGCGGAGATACCCGACGCGGTGCTCCTCGAAATGCTCGTAGCCGAGGCCGAGATTATCGCCCCGGCACAGGCGCAAGAGGCGCGGGCTATGGGCGTTTACGACACCGGCACGACGGCGCAGAGTATCACCTACGACAAAAAGCTCAAGGAAACGAAAGACGGGAAAGCGATTTACGTTTACCCGCAGGGAACGCGGCGGGACGGAAACTCCCGGCGCGTGGCGGAGGTCGCCTTTGTGAATGAGTTCGGGAAAGCGGGCCAGCCGGGGCGACCGTTCATCAACACGGCAAACGAGAAAAAGGCCGACTCCGCCGTCGACGCGGCGGCGGGCGTGTACGACCGATTTCTCAAGAGTAAAAACCTATGAGGAGGTAAATCTATATGGCGCAGTTTGGAGCAAAGAGGCCGAGGTTCGCACCCGTGGCTACCACGCCGGACAACGCGCTCCCGACCTACAATTTCGAGAGCGTCGTAACGATTGGTAAGCTCGTGGCGGCTAACCTCACCGTTACCAACGCCTCCGGCGAGCTCTACGGCGACGACGCGCTCGCGGAGAAAATTGATATGTTCGCGTCCGGCTCGCTGGAATTGCAGACGGACGACAAGACGGCGGAGGTTCACGCGGCCTTGCATGGGGCCACGCTGGACGAGCTCGAGGAGGAGCTCACGGACTCCGACAGCGACGTAGCGCCGCGCGGCGGTCTTGCCTATTACAAGGTGCTTATCCGAAACGGCGTGCGCGTCTATCAGGGCGTTTTCCATCCCCTTGTGAACGCTATCCTCGGCAACGACAGCGCGGCGACAAAGGGGAGCTCTATCACGTTCGGCACGTCCACGACCACCTTTACCGTGTTCCGTTGCAATTCCGGCGCATGGCGTATCCGTAAGGAGTTCGACAGTGAGGCGGACGTTATCGCGTGGTGCGACGAAAAACTCGGATATACCGCCCCCGGCGGCGGCTGATAACAAAACGGGAGGCGGCGTAAGAAACCGCCTCCCGCTTTGCCGATTGGAGGCTTTGACACATGAAAGCGGCAAAATTCACCGTCGAGGGGACGGTCTATTACCTCGTCCTTGACGGCGAGGCTATGTTTCAGATACGGGACACGTTCGGCGGTACAAAGCTCCTCCTCGAGCAACTCGAGCAGGACACCCGCGAGGGGTTCGACGCGGCTTGCACCGCCGCCGCGTTCATGGCGGAGCGGGGCGAGCTCATTCGCCGCCGGTTAGGATACGCGCCGGGGGAAATCCCGGACGCGGACACGTTCCGGCTCCTCGTGCCGACCTATGAAATCGTCGACCTCAAGAACGCGGTTATCAAGGCCGTAACGCTCGGGTACGGGCGCGAGGTCAAGAGCGCCGAGGACGACGAATACGACGAGGGCCTCGAGGAACTCCGTCAAAAAAAAACACCATCAAGCGGGCGGAGTATTACCGCATAGCTACACGGTGCGGAATATCGGTAACGGAGGCGCTCTTTATGCCTCCCGGCGAGCTTTTCGACCTTTGGGAGCTGTACCTCCGCGACCACGGTAAACGGGATAAGGAGGGCGTATAATGGCGACCCGTACAATATCGACAAGGTTAGCGGTCGAGGGCGAGGCCGCGTATAAAGCGTCCCTCAAAAACATAAATTCGGAGCTCGGGACTCTAAAATCAGAGCTGAAACTCGTAGAGTCCGAGTTTTCGGGACAGGCAAACAGCCTCGCGGCGTTGGAGGCAAAGGGCGCGACCCTCTCCAAAATGTACGAGGCGCAAGAGGGAAAGGTAACAAAGCTCCGGGAGGCCCTCGAGAATGCTCGCAAGGCTCAAGAGACCTACGGAGACCGGGTAGACGAGGCCCGCGCGAATATCCAGCGGTGCGAGGAGGCGCTCGCCGCCCTCGGGGACGAGACAGGCGACACGAGCGAGGAGCAAGCCCGGCTCACGGCAGAGCTCGAGGGGTATAACCGGGAACTCTCCGAGGCGCAGAGCTATCAAGAGGCCGCGACCCGCGCCGTCAACTCGTGGCAGACGCAATTAAACACCGCACAGGCGGACTTAAACCGCCTCGGGGACGACCTCGAGGCGAATAACCGCTATCTCGACGAGGCCCGGAGTTCTACGGACGGGTGCGCCGAGTCTATCGACGAATACGGGAAAGAGGTCAAGGACGCGAGTAAAGAGACCGACTCTTTCGGCGAAAAGCTCAAGGGCGGACTCGTGACCGGGGCAAAAGCCGCCGCGACC